CCTGGTAGCCATTCGGTTTTAAATACTCCGACAAGTTTTTCTGCCTTATCAATACCTAATTCTACTTTATTCGCAAACTTTTCAATACCTGCTGCTAATGTTTCAGTATCTACATTTTGTAGCACTCCAGATAAGTTTTTCATTTTATCTATAACTATAGGTAAAACTGATTTGCCTAATTTCGCCTGTAGATCTGTCCATGATTGACGTAAATTACCTAGCTGGTTTTCCCAAGCATCTGACTCCCTCGCGGCCTGTCCTAATGCTCCAGATAGTTTATTTCCATCTTCAACCATTGCTAATAGAGTCAATTGTTTTTGTGCTTCACTTAAATTTTTGAATGATTTACCATATAGCTCTGTTGCCTTTGCATTTCTAGTAGTTTCTGTTGCTGATATTCCTAACGCTGCATCATTTTCATAATTTCCTTTTAGGAACGATTGTAAATTTTCTGAAACATCCTCTATTGATCTATCATAAAAAGCTGCACTATCTGCTGCCGCAAAAGTTGCTCTTTCAGTTAATGCTAATGCATCAGCGGTATCCATTCCAGTTGTTTTTGCAAATGCACTCATTTGAGTAAAACTACCCTTTAACCGATTTGGCAGCATTCCAGTATCTTTAGCTATTTTATTTAACGAGTTAGTCGCATTTTTTTCAAGGTCACCAAATACTTGTCCGAATTGAGAACTCATTGCCAGTGCCTTTGCATTAGCTTCGGATAATTTCCAAGCTGCCCCTGCAATAGCAGCTCCAGTACCTACTGCTACAGTTCCTATTCCAGTGACTACTTTAGCGCCTGTTCTAACTACATTGCCTACTCCTTTGCCAAAGCCACTTAGTTCTTTCTGAGCGCTGTAAAAAGTTTTTTTAACAGAAGGATCCATCTTTGCACCAAGTTTAAAAGCTATCTCAAAATTTTTCATTTTTTAGATACCACCTGCCTTATCTCTTCAGCTACATCACTAAGATCAAAAATGCTAAGCTCTAAATAGTGTTCCATACTAGTATAGGTTGAAAAAGAAAGACGGATGCATATCTTTCTAAGAAATCGTCCGTCTATAACCTTAATTATCCTATGACCTTCACATCTTACAAGGCCTATGCGTTTAAAAAACCCATGACTTTATTCTTCACCTTTAATCCTTCCTTAGCTGGTAAATTTTCAAAGAATTCAATAGGTAAATTTGTTGCTTTAGAAGCTAAGATACAGGTGTAACCAGTTGCCATTTCATTCATTAATGCTACCTGACCAGAGTTATTAAATATCTTATCTGACTCAATCAAATCCTTGGTAGCAAGACTTTCGATATTTGATAAATCAATCTCTTTATATTCTTTACCTTCAAAATTAAAAGGCTTCTTAAATACAACCTTCATATCATCCATTAAATCATCCTCCTGATTTCTCTAAGAAGGTCAGTGCCATCAACTATAAATACAAAATTTAATTTATCGTATTCAAGCATAGTCCTTCCATTTTCCTCAATTTTAATGTAAAGCACTTCCAATACATTTGTACTTTCAGTCATACCACCAACAGATAATGTACCTAAATTAAGTCCTTTAGGTTGATATCTAATAGTTATCTTTAGAGGTCTATGTTGAGTATTCCCTTGAGCTACATCATAGCTTTGTTGTGCAGCTCTTAATACTAAAGACCTGCCTCTATTTTTAAATAGTGAAAATGACTTGTCCATTAATACTCTAAAAACAATCTCTATTGTTTGAGAACCAAAATGACCAGGGATAGCTGATTCATATTCTCCAGCAATACCTGCACCTGAAATTGTTTCTGTCATTGCTTCAAAGTTTGGAAGAGCTATCTCTCCTGTTATACCTACTAACTTTTCTGTATCGTCATATACATTATAGTTAACGACTCTTTCTGGGATTGGGTTACTCATTATTGAACACCTCCAAATAATTCATTTTGAAGCATTGTAGGGTCAAACTCAAGCACATTTACTATGTTTTCAGCTGGTGGAAATGCAGCTATCTTTTGAATGAATTGAATACGTCCATTTAGAATATCAGTCACAGGATTATCTTGTTCTCTAAATTCAATCTTTGCACCTGCTATTTGTCCTCTAGCTTGAAGTCCATTTCCCCTTATGTTTTCACTATCTACAATACTTTCAATTAACCTATAATTTGCTGGGTCGTCAACCTTTTGGAAATATGTCAGTATAAATGTATTACCCCACCAGTCAAAAATCCTTCTTATAGATATAAACCTATCCTTAGGGTCTGTAGTAGAAGGATAAGCTGCAGTATTATTACCCCATGACCTCCATCCATTTATGTTAATAGCAGTTACAATTCCAACTCCATTTAAGAAATTAGCCTGTAATTGATCAAGATATACTTCGGTACCATCTGCTAACACTGTGGCTGTAATAGGCAATTGTTTGTTACTTGGTGATACATAAGGTACATTGCTATTTTGAGCATCTGTGTAAGCAGTTATGGCTGCAATTATAGAGCTGAACCAATATACCTTATCTCCTATTTTAGCCTTTGGCCAACATAATATAGTTCTTTTGCTAATATAGGCATTAGCGTTTTTCCATGTTGGAGCATCTTGATATGACTTTACTGTTGAACTATCTATATCAAGCACATTCATGCAATTAAAACTACCATTTATTGCTTCACTTTTAACATCAATAACTGATGCAACTTCTGGTATTTGACTATACCCTGGAGTTAATATTAATCCTGGCACAATACCTAATCTAGGATACACCTGACTAATTACTTCAAGACCTGAATATTTACCAGTTACAACGTCATAACCACCAATAATATCATCCTGCTCCACCAAACTAGGGTCTAATTTATCAAATTCTACAGATAACTCTGTTGTTTCAGCAGGTATTAGACCGCCATCAATTATTGAAACGACAATATATCCATCAGAATTAAAAGCTACTGTATAATCAGTATCTTTATTATATGTAGTTGCTGCTCCAGAGTCTTTTACTACGATTGAATCTAATACTATACCCAGTGTGTTAATGGTTCCTTCATCATTTGTTAAAGTTACTGTTTTGGTCTCTTCAGTTTTATGAACCTCAGGATCTAATACATTTATAAATATTACCGGAGCTACTCCGATTCTCCTAAAGCTTGCATCCATAACTTCACATAATGTGTAATTATCCCAATCATCACTATAGCCTAAATTTTCAATAGCTTCTTTCCATGAATAAGCAATAATTGGTTTGTTAACTACTCCTAAAGTATCTTTTGCAAGATTAATAGGAGCAGTACCAACAACAACTTGTATTCCTGAATTAGAAACTATTGGCGGCACGACTGACGTTGGATTTTCTTGAACATATATTCCATGTTGATAAGGCATTATTTATTTACCTCCTTTTGATACTTCAATATATTTTTGTAGAGTTGATATTCTCTACTCCCTTGTTGATTCAACTTATCTCTTGTGATTGCTAATCTATTTATAGGGACAAATAAGTTATTAATATTCGGACATTTTTCTATGTGTTTATCTAAATACTTTGGAATTCCACCTTTGTATACAGAATACTGTTGTAATTGTCCAGGAAAACTTGGTCCACAATAAACTAGCGTATCTGCTTTTTTCTTCTTACTCATATTAAGTCCTCCACATCCTCTCTAATATAACTAGGAGTTCTCCAATTTGTTTCTAATCCAGCAAAGAAATATGGCTCTGCATCCTCATCGTTATAAGCCCAATTTATGGGCAATACCAATTCATACCTCCCATTTATCATAGGATTCCTTTTCAAACTTTCGATAATTTTGTTTGCTACAGTAAGAGCATCCCTATATCCCTGATTATTGCTATCCCTATCAACTACCCCAATGATAATCTGAATAGTAGTGATGCCTGGCTCTTCAATATCAGCATTATTTCCATTAGCTAGTCTTACAATAATACAAGGATACGGGTCTTTATCCTCTTTGCTTTTATTTGGCAAATGCTGAGGATATACATTTATCGGTACTCTTTCATTGTTTATATTTTTTAGTCGAAAGTTTTTAAATTCATTTTCTACTCTTTCAACCAGCATATCTTGTAATTCAAGAGGAATCACTATTAACCCCTCCCTCTTTCTAAAATTCTATTAATTTCATGTTCTAGTCTATCATTAAATGTTTCTTGCCCTTGCCTTTCAATTTCAGATCTAATTTCTTCATTTCCTACCATTTGCGGTACTGATGGTCCAAATAATCTATTAATAGGTAGCCGTGATTTGGTTGTACGTTGAAATACTTTAATCCCATTAATATCTGCAACAAAGGCACCTATTACAGTCTTTAATCCATCCTTCTTAACCCCAATTTTAATCTGACTTTTACGTTTTGGATTAATTGTTTTCGGAGATACCTTAAATTTATCTAAGGGAATTAACGCACCACTTGACCTTACTTCAGCTTTAAGGTTCATTTTATTTGCCTTAGTTTTTGTCAATGTCGCATTTACATCTCCTGCCTTGATATTATAATCTTTACGGACCTCTTTTTTAATATTGGAATTTACATTAGTAGCTGCTCTATTTAAGGCTCTGGATATAGCACTTGATGCTTGATTATGAAAGCTACCAAGTATATTTTCTACATCCTGAATATGTTTTTTATCTACATCAACAATTACCCTCATGATCTTGCAACTCCAATTGTTATAGTATAAAGCCCTTCGTCATCCGCTGGAATGCTTTTAATATAATAAAGTTTTCCATTAAATGTGATGTCTTGCCCTACAAATGGAACAAAGCCTAAATTATCCTTTTTAACATGAAAAAGGAGCTCACTACTAGCAAGTCCCTCTCCATTATTACTTAGTTTTAATTCTTTTAACAAATCACTATCCATGACAATTTTAACAGGATTTCCATCTATATTAACATCTTCAGCAAACTCATCAACATTAAAAAACACATTATCAATATCAGCTGCTACTGTATCTTTAAATTTCATTACTCCTCATCTTCCTCTGCTAGGTCGAATACAGCTTCAGCCTTATTTTGTTCTAATATGAGAGCAATTAAATTAGCTTTAGAGATATTTCCAGCAAATTCTAGACCAACAGTTTTAGCTGCTTCCTTTAATCCGTTATAATCAAACAACTTGGTAAGTTCTTCAGCTGCTTGTTCTGGAGTTAAATCTATATCATCATTGCTATCTTCTCCATCATTTGGATTAAAATCACCACTATCGTTTTGGTTAAGTTCACCATCATTATTTGAGTCAAAGTCATCATTACCAGATGGCACTTGAACAGTTTCCGGATAAAAAGCGACCCCTAAATTAACGAGTCGCTCTGCATCCTTTTCACTTATATCTTCAATTCTTGCATTTACGCCATAATGCTTACCATTATGCCTGATGCGTTCTTTGGTTATTATCATAACTACACCTCCTACAGTACTTTAGCAATGTACCAGGAATCAACCTCATGAGGTACTGGCAATGGAGAGCTGTTTAACTGTAAAATTCTTGATGCTGGGTCTTTCTTAATCCATGAATCCGGAATTCTAGCACCTTCATAGGTAACGAAATTATTTGTTGCCTGGTCAGTTAATGTTATAGCTCCGTATAAAACATCTGAACGCGCATTAGATGATCCTAACATTACAGTTCCAGCTGGTACCATTGGCAACTCTGTTTCAGTGTCTTCATCAAAATACCATTCACTATAAGAATAAATATCAAGACCAAGTTTTGATATTGCTCCTATATATGTTACTCCGTTTGCTAGCACAGATGGATTAATTTGACCTAAAATTATTTTTCTGTTATCCATAACTTCAGCAACAGCTGGGTGCCTTGTGAATGCCCTTACAACATCTGCAGACATGATAACCATGTCAGGATTAACTCCTGATGACTTAATTACAGCTTCTCTCCAAGCTTCTAAATCATCTATTGGATTACTTTCATACTCACCTGTTACATCATCTTTTGCATGGTTGCTCCATAAATCATCACCACTTAGAGTTTCTTTGTTGGTAAAATCAAAGTCCATTGTAGCATTTACACCTTCACCTATAATGTCTACTTTACCAGTAAATAGTATTTGAGCAGCCATCCACTCTTCTCTTCTTGTGATAGCTTCATCTAATTCAGTCAAGTCTCTTGCTATTAGTTCTGCAGCTCTTTCATCAGGGCTTTTTGCGGAATAAATATTCTCACCCATTGAGCGCTTATTAATGTCATCACCAGTTATGATTCTTTGTGGTTTGATCATAGCTGGCTTAAAGGATTTAGTTGTAAATCCTTGACGGTCCATAACCTTGCCTGCCATTCTAGGTGAAACAAAAGGCGCCATCTTTCTACGTCCCTTGTAATAGTCAATATCAACATGTTCAGTCAAAGATGTTCTTTGAGTCGGAAAAAATGTGTCTTTCAAAAATGTTCTTACAGGCATCATCATTTCTATTGCCTGAAGTAATGTTCTAGTATCGTATAAATTTAATGGCATATGTTTTTACCTCCCTATTATGCTTCCTGATTTTGTTTCAGAAATATTCCAATTTTTCTTAATGCAAGTCTGTGAGTATCTGCAGTGTCTTCTCCGCCAAAAGTAAGAGCATCCTCATTGAACTCACCTGTCAAATAAACAACTGCAACATCACCATCAGCCTCAACATCATCAGCTAAAATTCCATATGGATCTTTTGAGCCGTCAACAGCAGCTGAATTTGCTGCTATTACTTTACCAGTAGCTGTAACCTTACCAACTACCGTACCTCTTACCATTGCTGCTCCCGCTACAGCGCTTTCTCTTACAACTTCAGCATCTCCAGCAAACAGCTTATCATAGTTAAATGTTCCTAAAGTAGTCATTATTTATTGCCTCCTTTTTCTCTTTTTTTATTTGCAAACTTAGCAATCAATGAAGCCCCTTCTTTCTCATCTGTTTTTTTTGAATTGTTTTCAGGAGCCTCTGAGCCTTCAACACCATTGAGCTCTTTAGCATCTTCTTTAGTAGCTTCTAAATGATCACTTCCAACTTTCTTCTGAGCTTTTAAAATGTTTACTGCTAGAGTTTCAGCATTTTCCTTTGTGTCAAATTTAGCTTTATTAACTAAATCATCAAAACCTGGTACACCTAAATCCTCTATGGCTTTGATACGAGCATTTTCAGCTTTAACGCCTTCATCATGCCCTTCCTTTTTAACCTGATTATACAGGTCTGGATGTTTTTCCTTTAATTCTTCTAAATTCATTATGTTATCCTCCTCATTCTTTGGATTTTCAATA